TGGCAGACGCCGCCCGCGTGCTGTCGCGCCTCGGCGGCAAGCCCGTCACGGAGGACATGCTCCGCGCGGACATCGACGCCGGCGCGCCGACGAACGCGAACGGCACCATCAACCTCGTGCACTACGCTGCATGGATTGTTCGGGCAATGTCAAATGAATCACCAGGGGAGCCGACGTTATGAACGATTGTGTTGTCGGAGCACTCGACGCCCTTATGCAGTGCACGCTCACAGACTTCGCTGCGTGGGTTGGGCGAACACGCTGGTACGGCCGAGAGCGAGAGGCAGTCAATGCGTATGTCATGGGCTTCCTGATTCCAGCCTGCCGGGACGAGGGCGTGCTTCGTTCACCAGCACAAATTGGGATCGAAGTCGCGGTGCCGCAACTTGACGGTCCCGGCCGCAAGCGAGTGGTGTGCAAGGATCTTGTCCTGTGGTCGAGTCCGTTTGAGACGACGTGGGACGCGCATCGAGAACCTACTCGGCATCCTCTCTGCATCATCGAGTGGAAACGAGCCTCATGCGCACACGAGGCCATGAGTGATCTTGAATGGCTGCGGGTGTACTCACTTCAGCGCTCGCAGCCATTTGTCGGATACTCCATTGTGTTTGATGCGATGGCCGTCGAAGCGATCATCTCAGTGGGTCGTGTGGCTCGTGGTACGAAGCAATCGCAGTGGTTCTTGACTCCTCCATGACCCTCAACCCGCGCCAACTCAGGCCCGGCGAACTCGCGCGGCTGCTGAACAGCACGCCGCTGGGCGAGGTTGTCAGCGAGCGGCAGCTCCACCGCCATCGCACGCGCGCGGGGTTTCGCGTCGTGGCGGATGGCGACGCGGGGAAGGTGGATCTGTTCCGGTACGTCGCGTGGCTCGTCACGACCCGGCACGAGGCGCTCGCGGAGGCGGCCCGCCAGCCGGAGGGGCTGACAGGCTACGAGGCGATGAAGGAGCGGGCGCGGCAGCGCAACGCCATGCTCTCGCTCTCGGGGAGGGACATCGGCGACCTGCCCGAGGTGGCGGACGCCGCGCGGAAGGAGAAGGCGACACGCGACTTCCGGTACTTCTGCGAGACGTACTTCCCGCAGACATTTCACCTCAAGTGGTCGGACGATCACCTGAAGGTCATCGCCAAGATCGAGCAGGCGGTGCTGGAGGGCGGGCTGTTTGCGATGGCCATGCCGCGCGGGAGCGGCAAGACCAGTCTGTGCGAGACCGCCTGCCTCTGGGCGATGCTGTACGGGCACCGCGAGTTCGTGGCGCTCGTCGGCTCGGACGAAGAACACGCGGCGGGGATGCTCGAGTCGATCAAGGCCGAGCTGGAAAACAGCGAGATCCTCGGGGCCGACTTCCCGGAGGTCTGCCATCCCATCCGCTCGCTGGAAGGCATCCACCAGCGGGCGTCTGGGCAGCTCTACCAGGGCAAGCAGACGCACATCGGCTGGACCGCCCGGGAGATCGTGCTGCCGACCATCCCGGGCTCGGCGGCGTCGGGTGCGATCATCCGCGTCGCCGGGATCACCGGGCGCATCCGCGGCATGAAGCACAAGCGAGTCGATGGCGTGAGCGTCCGCCCGTCGCTGGTGCTCATCGACGATCCGCAGACCGACGAGAGCGCCCGGTCGCCCTCGCAGTGCGTCAACCGCGAGCGCATCCTCGCCGGCGCGATCCTTGGACTGGCGGGGCCGGGGAAGAAGATCGCCGGGCTGATGACGCTGACGGTCGTCCGCCCCGACGACCTGGCCGACCGCATCCTCGACCGGGACAAGCACCCGCAGTGGCAGGGTGAGCGGACGAAGATGGTCTACGCCTTCCCCGCGCGGGAGTCGCTCTGGCAGCGGTACGCGGAGATCCGGGCCGAGGGGCTGCGCAGCGACCGCGGCATCAAGGCCGCCACGGAGTTCTACAAGCAGCACCGAACCGCGATGGACGAGGGCGCGGTGATCGCGTGGCCCGAGCGGTTCAACCACGATGAACTCTCGGCGCTGCAGCACGCGATGAACCTGAAGCTCCAGAATGAGGCGGCGTTCTTCGCGGAGTACCAGAATGAACCCCTGCCGGAGGTGCAGGCGACGGACGATCTGCTCACCGCCGACCAGATCGCGGCGAAGGTGAGCGGGCACCAGCGCGGGCAGGTGCCCCTGGGTTGCACGCGCCTGACGATGTTCGTGGATGTGCAGGGCAAGGCGCTGTTCTACCTGGTCGCTGCGTGGGAGGACGACTTCACCGGGTACGTCATCGACTACGGCACGGAGCCGGACCAGAAGGCGGCGTATTTCACGCTCCGGGACATGCGCCGCACGCTGGCGACGGCCGCGCCCCGGGCCGGCGTCGAGGGCGCGATCTACGCCGGTCTGGAGCGGCTCGCCGAAGCCTACCTCGCCCGCGAGTGGCGGCGCGACGACGGCGCGATGGTGCGATTGGATCGCTGCCTGATCGACGCGAACTGGGGCTCGTCCACGGACGTGGTGTACCAGTTCTGTCGCCAGAGCCCGCACGCGGGTGTGCTCATGCCCAGCCACGGGCGGTACGTCGGGGCGTCGAGCCTCCCCTTTAGCGACTACAAGCGCAAGCGCGGCGAGCGGATCGGTCTGAACTGGCGCGTGCCGGTGGTAACGGGGAAGCGGGCGGTGCGGCACGTCGTCTTCGACACGAACTACTGGAAGTCGTTCGTGCATGCCCGGCTGGCGGTGCCGATGGGCGATCCCGGGTGCCTCTCGCTCTACGGCAGCAAGCCGGAATCGCACAGGCTCATCGCCGAGCACCTGACCAGCGAGTACCGCGTGAAGACCGAGGGGCGCGGACGCACGGTCGATGAGTGGAAGCTCCGCGTCGATGGCCTTGACAACCACTGGCTCGACTGCCTTGTCGGCGCGGCGGTGGCGGCGTCGATGGAGGGCGCGGTGCTGTTCGGAACAGACGCCGAAGCAACGCCGCGCCGGCGGCTGCGGCTGTCGGCGCTGCAGCACGGGAGGAAGACATGGTGAAGGACTCACCGGCTGTCAACCCGAGTGCGCGCGAGGAGCGCGGCCTGCGCTGCCCCAAGTGCGGGTGCGGCCACCTTCCGGTGCGGTACACACGGCAGCAGAACGGCCACATCATGCGCGTGCGGCGGTGCCGCCACTGCGGACACCGCGTCGTCACGCGCGAGCGTCCGTAGCGCCACGTACACATCTGTACGAACATGCCGCGTTGACGCGAATCAGCGAGCCACGACCGGTGCGCCGCGTCGGAATGGGTGGATGATCACACACCTTCCACCCATGACCGACGCACGCGCGGCCACCAAACTCACGCTCGAACTGCGGCTCACGCCCGGCGTCGACCGCGAAGACGCGGCGCAGGAAGCGTGGCTCGCGCACCTGACGGGGCGCAATCCCGCCCGGGCCGTGAACACCTTCGCCCAGCGCGAGCGCCGGCATCGGAAGCGTCAGCGGGCGGTGGGCGGGCGCGCCGAGGTGCTGGGCGCAAGGGAGCTCTGCCATGCCAGGTGACCCGCAGCCCGCGACGGATCTCGAGCAGGCCATCCGCGACAACGCGGCGCAACCCGCGAAGGCGTCGGTCGATGGCCAGACTGTGGAGCAGCACCCGCTGAAGGACCAGATCGAGGCGGATCGGTATCTCGCGTCGAAGCAGGCCGCGCGGACGCCAAGGAATGCCCTGCGGCTGACGCGACTGGTGCCGCCCGGGGCGGAGGGGGGCTGATGCTCGGACTCTTCAAACTCCGTTCGAGCACCCCCCACGCTCCTGCTCCGCCGAGGGTTCGCTCGGCCCACAAGGGCGGCTTCCTGCGTCGGCTCGTTGTCGGTACCGCGCTCCGCGCCGGGTTCGACTCGGCCGTGACCAACGACGCCAACCGGCGTCACTGGGCCAACGCCGACGGCCTGAGCGCCGATGCGGCCGCTTCGCCCGAGGTTCGGCGGACGCTGCGCAACCGCGCCCGCTACGAGACGGCGAACAACGCCTACGCGAAGGGCATCGTGCTGACGCTGGCCAACGACGTGGTCGGCACCGGCCCGCGCCTGCAACTGCTCACCGAGGAGGACGACGCCAACGAGCGCATCGAGCAGGCGTTCGCCGCATGGGCCAGGGCCGTCGGCCTGCCCGAGGTGCTCCGCACCATGCGCATGGCCCGGGCGACCGACGGCGAGGCCTTCGCCGTGCTCATCAACAACCCGCGCCTGGCGACGCCGGTCAAGCTCGACGTGCGCCTCATCGAAGCCGACCAGGTTACGACGCCCGACCTGACGCTGCTCGACGACAGCGCCGTGGACGGCATCGTCTTCGACGCCTTCGGCAATCCGGTCGAGTATCACGTCCTCAAGGGGCACCCGGGGGACACGCGGACGTGGGGGGCGGGGTTCCTGGGACTCGAGTACGACCGCCTGCCCGCCGAGTCGGTGCTGCACTACTTCCGGGTCGATCGCCCCGGCCAGAGCCGGGGCATCCCGGACATCACACCCGCGCTGCCGCTGTTCGCACAACTCCGCCGCTTCACGCTCGCGGTGCTGGGCGCGGCGGAGACCGCCGCCGACTTCGCGGGCATTCTCTACACCGACGCCCCCGCCAACGGCGAGGCCGAGGCGGTCGAGCCGATGGACGCCATCGAACTCGAGGCCCGCTCGCTTCTCACCATGCCCGGCGGCTGGAAGATGGCGCAGGTGCAGGCCGAACAGCCCAGCACGACCTACGCCGAGTTCAAGCGCGAGATCCTCAACGAGATCGCCCGCTGCCTGAACATGCCGTTCAACGTCGCGGCGTGCAACTCGTCGGGGTACAACTACGCCAGCGGCCGCCTCGACCACCAGACGTACTTCAAGAGCATCCGCGTCGAGCAGGAGCACCTGGCGTGCGTCGTGCTCGACCGACTTCTGCACGCCTGGCTGCGTGAAGCGGTGCTCGTCACCGACCTGCTGCCGCTCCGTGTGCGCACGCTGGTCGCCACCGGGCAGGGACTGCCGCACCAGTGGTTCTGGGATGGGAACGAGCACGTGGACCCCGCCAAGGAGGCGACGGCCCAGGCCACGCGCCTGGCGTCGCACACGACCACGCTGGCCGCCGAGTACGCCAAGCAGGGGCGCGACTGGGAGAACGAGCTGCGGCAGCGGGCCAAGGAAGTCTCGCTCATGAAGGAACTGGGCCTCGCGCCGGAGCGCGACGAACCGCTCGCTCCTGTCGGCACGGGCAAGGAGGACGACGATGCCTGACCATCCCCCACCCTCCGCACGCTCCCCCCGCCCGCTGCGCACGCTGAACCTGTGCGCCCCCGTCGAGGGCTGGATCGAGGCCGCCCCTGCGACGGGCGATGGGCAAGATGCAAACCTGCGGCGGTTCTCGATGGTGGCCTACACCGGCGGGCCGATGGTCCTGGCGGGCTGGCCGCACCCGGTGGTCGTGGACCTCGCGGGTCTTCAGGTCGCCGGCGGCGGGCTGAAGAGCCGCCCGATCCTGAAGGACCACAACCGCTCGCTCATCGTCGGGCACACCGACTCGGTGAAGGTCGAGGGATCGCAGCTGCTGGTCTCCGGGGTGATCTCCGGGGCCGGCCCGGTCGCCCGCGAGATCGTCGAGAGCAGCCGCAACGGCTTCCCGTGGCAGGCGTCGCTGGGCGCGATGGCGCAGCCGGGCGGGATGGAGTTCGTGCCCAAGGGCAAGAAGGCGGTCGCCAACGGCCGCGAGTTCGAGGGGCCGGTGCTCATCGCGCGCAGGAGCACGCTGGGCGAGGTGAGTTTCGTGGCGCTGGGCGCGGACGACAACACCAGCGCGGCGGTCGCCGCCGGTGCTGCACACAGAGTCAAGGAGGACGACATGACGTTCGAGCAGTGGCTTGAGGCCAAGGGCTTTGACCCCGCTTCCCTCACCGACACGCAGAAGACCAACCTCCAGGCTCTGTTCGAAGCGGACGCCACTGCGGCGGGCGGCACGGATGCCGACCCCGACGGGAGCGGCGGCGCGGGCGAGAACACGGATGTGATCGCCCGCCTCCGCGCCGAGACCGTCGCCGAGACCAGGCGCATCGCCGCGATCCGGCGCATCTGCGCCGCGGGCGGCGGCAGGCACGCCGAGATCGAGGCCAAGGCCATCGCCGAGGGGTGGGACGCGGACCGCACGGAACTGGCGGTGCTCCGCGCCGACCGTCCCACGCTTGCCGCGGGCGGCGTCCGCGGCGACAAGGACCATGCCCTGGCTGGCCGAGCCATCGAGGCTGCGCTCTGCCTGTCGGCTGGCCTGCCCGAGAAGCAGGTCGGCCAGTGGTACGACGAGCGCATCATGAACGCGGCTCTGGCGTCGGACCTTCGTGGGGCGGGTCTGCACTCGCTCCTGTACGAGGTGATCCGCGCCGGCGGCGAGTACGTGCGCCCGGGGCGTGTGGACAACGACACCATCCGGGCGGCCTTCAACGCGGACCGGCGGCTCATCCAGGCGGCGGGTGGGGGTGGCGGGTTCTCGACGATCTCGCTGTCGGGCATCCTCTCCAACGTCGCCAACAAGACCATGCTCGCGGCGTACACCGCCGTCGAGAGCGTCGTCGGGTTCTTCTGCGCCGAGACGGACGTGAACGACTTCAAGGAGGTCACCCGCTACCGGCTCACCGGCAACGGCGTCTTCGAGAAGGTCGGCCCCGACGGCGAGCTCAAGCACGCCGGGCTGAGCGAGCAGGCGTACACCAACAAGGTCGAGACCTACGGCCGGATGATCGTCCTGAACCGGCAGATGATGATCAACGACGATCTCGGGGCGTTCCTCCAGATCCCGCGCATCATCGGCCGCATGTCGGCGCTGAAGCGAGAGGAAGCGGTCTTCGAGCTGCTCCTGTCCAACCCGGCCAACTTCTTCGGCGTCGGCAACAAGAACTTCATCTCGGGCGCGGCCACGAACCTCAGCATCGACTCGCTGACGCAGGCCGAGCAGCTCTTCCTCGACCAGACCGACACCGACGGCAAGCCGATCCTGCTCACGCCCTCGGTGCTGCTCGTGCCGTCGTCGCTGAAGGTCACGGCCCAGGTGCTGATGACCGAGACGCGGATCAACGAAACCACGACCACCGACAAGGGCAAGCCCAACGTCAACCCGCACGCGGGCAAGTGGAAGCCAGTCGCCAGCCCCTACCTCAACGCCCAGGGCCTCTCCGGCGGGAGCGCCAAGGCCTGGTACCTCTTCGCCAATCCGGCGGACGTGGCGGCGATCGAGATCGCGTACCTGCGCGGCAAGCGCACTCCGACCATCGAGTCCGGCGACACCGACTTCAACACGCTGGGTATGCAGTGGCGCGGCTACTTCGACTTCGGCGTCGCGATGCAGGACTTCCGGGCGGCGGTCAAGAGCAAGGGCGAGGCGTAATCCACTATGGGCGACACGGTTCCCATCGGAGAAGGCGGCGAGATCGAGCCAGGCGGCGAGGGCGAAGGCCCCGGAGGATCACAGATGTCCACGACGAAGTTCGTACACGAGGGCGCGGCGATCGACTACACCCCCGGGGCCGACATCCCCGCGGGCACCGTCGTCGTGCAGGGCGAGTTGGTCGGCACCACGCGGGTTGACCTCAAGGCCAACCAGCTCGGGTCGCTGGCGGTGCAGGGGGTCTTCGACTTCCCCAAAGCGACGGGCGCGGGCAGCGCCCTGACCGTCGGGTCGCTGGCCTACTGGGACGCGGCCAACAAGGTCGCCACCAAGACCGCCACGGGCAACAAGCTCATCGGCAAGGTGGTGCGCAACACCGTCGATGCCGACACCATCGTGCGCATCCGACTCCAGCAGTGACCCCACGAGTGGAGGCTTCGCATGGGTGACATGCTCGAACAGGGCGCGGCGTTCCTCGACGACCAGCGGCATCGGCACATGAGCCGCACCGTGATCTACAGGCGCGGCGCGGAGGAGAAGGAGGTGCAGGCCACCATCGGCCGCACCGAGTTCGAGCAGGCGGACGAGGCGGGGCTGATCCACCGTGTCGAGTCGCGGGACTTTCTGATCCGCGCGGCGGACCTGGACCTGGGCGCGGGGCCGATCCAACCCCAGGCGGGCGACCAGGTGCGGGAGCAGGTGGGGACGAAGGTGCTGGTGTACGAGGTCAACGCGCCTGGGGGCGCGGGCGGCCAGCCGCCCTGGCGATTCAGCGACCCCTACCGGCGGGTGATGCGGGTTCACACGAAGTTCGTGGGCACGGAGGCGTGATGACGGGACCGAACGGACAGAACGGAACCAATGGCGGCAAGGCGTCGCTGCGCGTCCAGTGGGCGGGGATCGTCGTGACGATCCTCATCGCGGCGGGCGCGATGACCGTCCAGTGGGGCGTCGTCACCGCCAAACTCCAGCAGGTCGAGAAGCGGCTTGACGAACTGATCGTCGAGGCACGGGCCCTGCGCACCGAGTACCAGGCGATCGAGCGGCGCGTGTCGTACCTCGAAGGGCGGCTCAACGGAAGGCCAGACGGAAGGGGTGGCCAGTGAGCACACTCGTGGGGGTCGCAGATGCAGTCGCTGCGCACATCAACGCCGGGACGTACTCGCGCCCGGCGAGCGCACTGCGCATGTACCAGCCCGCCTTCACGCTGGAGGACCTCAAGGAGCTGCGCGTGTCGGTCGTGCCGCGGACGGTCGGCATCAGCGCCGCCAGCCGCGACAGCAGCGTCTTCGAGTGCGTCATCGACGTGGGCGTGCAGCAGAAGTTGCCCCCGGCGAACGAGCAGGCCGAGATCGACGCCCTGCTCGACCTGGTCGAGGAGATCGCCGACCGCCTGCGGCTGACGAGGCTGCCCGGTGCGCCCGAGGCCGCGTGGGTGGGCATCTCGCACGAGCCGGTGCTGTCGAGCGAGTCGCTGGAGCAGCACCGTGTGTTCACAAGCGTCCTGAGTGTCACGTACCGCGTTCGGAGGTGATCGATGGCAATCAAACTGGGCATGGAGGCCGTCCTCAAGTTCAAGACGGGCGGCCAGGCGGGCGGCGGCTCATGGACGGCGCTGGGCAACACCCGCGACGTAACGCTCAACCTCGAAGCGGGCGAGGCCGACGTGACGACGCGAGCCAACGCGGGCTGGCGGGCGACCGTCGCCACGCTCAAGGAGGCGAGCGTCGAGTTCGAGATGGTGTGGGACACCGCCGACGCGGGCTTCACCGCCATCAAGAACGCCTTCTTCAACAACGCCGTCATCGGCCTGCAGGTCCTCGACGGGACCAGCGGCCAGGGCCTCCAGGCGGACTTCTCCATCACGAACTTCTCGCGCAGCGAGGCGCTCGAAGAGGCGATCACCGTCTCGGTCACGGCGAAGGTGACCTACTCGACGACGGCGCCTTCATGGATCGGCGGCTGATCCGCACCCAAACCACACACGCACAGGAGGCACGGATGCAGACGTTCACGGACAACGCGGGCAGGCAGTGGCAGGTCGAGGTCAACGTCGCGGCCCTCAAGCGCGTGCGCGGGCTGGTGCGCGTGGACCTCATGCAGCCGATTGAGGGCACGGGCGGGCTGCTCGAACGCCTGGTGCGCGACCCGGTCCTGCTGTGCGACGTGGTGTATGCCTTGTGCAAGCCCGAGGCGGACACGCGCGGCGTCAGCGACGAAGACTTCGGCCGGGCGATGGCGGGCGACGCCATCGAGCACGCCACCGCCGCGGTGCTGGAGGAACTCGTGTCTTTCTGCCCGAGCCCGAGGGACCGGGCCAACCTCGGGCGGGTGCTCCAGGCCACGCGAGAGGTGATGGACAAGGCGCGGGACCTGGCGACCCGGCGGATCGATCACCTGATCCAGAGCGGGGAACTCGAACGCCTGGCGGAGAGCGCGCTGGTGGACGAAGTCCAACCGCCGCCGACGCCTGGCGGCATGTCTGGCACTGCGCCGGAGCCGTCGGCGTCGATCCCGGCCCCCTGACGCTCCGCGAGTTGATGGAGATGCTCGAAGGGCGGCAGCGCCACGACTGGTCCATCGCCTCCTCGTGCCTCTCCGTCATCGCCAACCTGCACCGCGACCCCAAGCGATCCCGCCGACTCAAGCCCAGCGACTTCGACCCCTTCGCCCAGCGCTCCCGCGCACAACGCCGCATCACGGTCCCCGTCTCGGTGCTCAAGGACGTGTTCATCGACGGCAAGTTCCCCCGCATCGCATAGGAGTTTCACGGATGAAGTACCTCGGCTCGCTCTCCACCCGTCATGTCGTCTACCTCGTCGGCCTGGTTCTCCTGGCGCTCGTGCTCGCCTCGTGCGCCGGGATTGATCTTGGCGACCTCGTCAAGGTCAAGACGCCCAACGCCATCCAGCAGACAACCGGCCTGCGCGCCACGCTCTCGCTGAACGAGGCGGAGGTTGAGTACCAGAACTGGTTCAACCAGGTGCAGGCGACCGGCGCGCAGTGGAAGGGGAACATCCAGCGCGCCGGCGAGGTCCGCGGCCTGCTCGGGCAACTCACCCTCTCGGCCCTCGACACCGTCGGCCCCACCGTAGCGGGTGTGCCCGTGCTCGGGCCGGCCTTGCCGGCGCTCACGGGGATCGTCGGGCTGTTCATCGGGAGCGGGCGGCTGCGCAAGGAGAAGGAAGCGTCGTTCAACAAGGGTCTGGAAACGGGCCGCGATATGGCCGTCGAGGCCTGATCCGCACCACGCACGCAAGGAGGCCCTCAATGAAGATCATCCCCGGCCGGTTCATCCGAGTCCCCAACAGGCCGCCGTACCAGCACCCCGCCGCCAGCCCGGACTACTTCGCCACGCGCGGCGAGGTGGTCTGTGACGGGCGGCGCGCGGAACTCGACCTGCTCTTCACGCCGACCGAACTGCGCCGGGCCGCGCACCGCGCGCAGAAGAACCGCGAGGACATCCCGCCGGCGAAGCGGCGCACGCTCCTGGGGCTGCTGGAACGGCTCTTCGGAGGCGAGGGCCGGTGATCACCATGCGGATCAAGGACATGTTCTTCGACCGGCACGTCGTCATGCGGGCAATGGACTCGGCCAAGCGCAAGGTGCTCAGCCAGGCCGGGGCGTTCATTCGCACCGCGGCCAGGACCAGTATCCGCAAGCGCAAGGGGACGGCCCCGCCGGGCGGGCCGCCGCACTCGCACGAAGGGAGCCTGCGGAAGTTGATCCTGTTCGGGTACGACCGCGCCAGCGATTCGGTCGTCGTCGGGCCGGTGGGGTTCGCCAAGAGCACCGCGCCCAAGGCGCTCGAGCACGGAGGCGAGACAGTCGTTCATCAACGCCGGCGGGGGCGGCTGGTGTCGCGGAAGGTCAGGATCGCCGCGCGGCCGTTCATGGCACCGGCGCTGGAGAAGGAGCGGCCGAAGTTGCCGCTGTTGTGGCGGAACTCGATTCGGAAGGGAGGCTGAATGGCCGACACGCGGGGCATCCGGGCCGGACGGGCGTTCGTGGAACTCGGCGTGAGCGACAAGCTCAGCGCCGGGCTCCGCCGCGCCCAGAAGCGTCTGGAGGCCTTCGGCCAGGGCCTGCGCAGCGCCGGCACGCGCCTGGCGGGGATCGGTGCGGCTGCGGTCACTGCGCTCCTCGGCAGCGTGAAGGTCTTCTCAAACATGGGCGATGTGCTCGACAAGATGAGCCTGCGCACCGGCGTGAGCGCCGAGGCCCTGAGCGAACTGGGCTTCGCCGCCGAGCAGTCGGGGGCGGACCTGGAGACGCTGGAGAACGGCCTGAAGTTCATGCAGCGTTCGCTGGTGGACGCGGCCAAGGGCTCGGCCTCGGCGCAGCAGGCTCTCTCGCTGCTCGGACTCTCGGTTGAAGATCTCGCGGGACTTTCGCCCGATCAGCAGTTCAAGCGACTGGCCGATCGATTGTCGCAGGTCACCGACCCCGCGTTGCGCACCGCTCTGGCGATGGAGATCTTCGGACGGGCCGGGACGAAGTTGCTGCCCCTGCTCTCGTCGGGCGCGGCAGGGATCGAGGAGTTGCAGGCGCAGGCCCGCAGCCTGGGCCTCACCGTGAGCACGCAGACGGCCAAGGACGCCGCGGAACTCAACGACACGCTCAACATCCTCTGGCGCGTGGTCAAGCAGGGCGTCTTCGCCATCGGCGGGGCGCTCGCGCCCACGATCAAGGACCTGTCGCAGCGGATCACGCGCATCGTCGTAGCCGCCACCGACTGGATCAAGCGGAACAAGGACGTGGTGGTTTGGGCCCTCAAGGTCGCGGCGGGGGTCGTGGTGGTCGGGGCCGCCCTCATCGGCCTGGGCGTGGCGATCACCGGCATCGGCGCGGCGATGGGCGTGCTGGCGAGCGTCGTCTCCGGCATCGGGGCGGCGTTCGGGCTGGTCGGCGCGGCATTGGGGGCGCTCCTCAGCCCCATCGGCCTGGTCATCGCCGCCGTCGTCGGACTGGGCGCAGCGCTCCTGGTCACCAGCGGCGCGAGCGGGGCCGCCCTCGAATGGCTCGGGGATCAGTTCACACGCCTGCGCGACTGGGCCACCAAGGTCATCGGCGGCATCTCGGATGCGCTCGCCGCCGGCGACATCGACCTGGCCGCCGAGATCCTCTGGCTCTCGCTCAAGGTCGCCTGGCAGCAGGGCGTCGCGGCGCTCAACAAGGTCTGGCTTCAGGCCAAGCAGTTCTTCGTCGGCACGGCGCAGTCCATGTGGTACGGCGCGCTGGCCGCCGCTGAGATCGGCTTCCACGCCATCGAGGTCGCGTGGATCGAGACGACCGCGTTCCTCTCCAAGACCTGGACGAACTTCACCACCGGCTTCCAGCAGATCTGGGAATCCGCATCGTCCTGGGTCGCCAAGCGCATGCTGGAGATTCAGGGGCTGTTCGACTCGCGGCTGGATGTGGACGCCGCCAAGAAGGCGGTGGACCAGCAACTCGACTCGCGCCTGGTCGAACTGGAGGACGCGGCCCAACGCGACGTGGCCGCGCGGGAGCGACGCCGAGCGGCCGAACGCGAGCAGGCGGCGGCCATCCATGAGGCCACGCTTGCCGCGATCGGGCAGGACTTCGAGAATGCGCAGGAGGCCCTCCGCAAGGACACGGAGGCCGGACTTGCGCAGTCGCAGGCCGCGCTCGACGCCGCGAAGCAACGCCTGGCCGCCGCGATCGAGGAGGCCCGGCGCAAGCGTGAGGCGGCGGACGCCGAGCGTGGGCCTACGCGTTCACCTCGCGACCTGATGGCCGAGTTCGACGAGCGCATCGCGGGCCTGGGCGACCTGCTCGCCAAGGGGATCAGCGTGCGCGGCACGTTCAACGCCAAGGCCGCGCAGGGCCTGGCCGCGGGCAACGACGCTGCCGAGCGCACGGCCCGCGCGACGGAGCAGACGGCCCGGCACACCAAGCGCCTGGCCGACGCGGTTGGGACGGGCGGTTTGACGTTCGGTTGATCGGAGTAACGGATGCCCATCGAGGTGCGCGAAAAGTTCGAATCACGCCGGCTCGTCAAGAGCGTGTCGGGGAGCAACTCCTCGGCGGAGCTCGCGTACATCGTCCTGGGCACAGACAACGACATCGCCGCGCGCGACGCGCTGGAGGCCGAGGCCCCGAACACCTACGCGACCCTCCCCCGCCAGAGCGTGCAGGTCGAGCCCCTCGGCCCGGGCCTGTGGGACGGCGTGGTCCGCTACGCCCTCGTGGGGGGCGGCGGCGGGGGCGGGCCGCCCACGGGCGAGTCCACCTTCCAGTTCGACACCGGCGGCGGCACGCAGCACATCACGCAGTCGCTGACCACCGTGCAGCGCGTCCCCGCGCCGGGGATGGTTGCGCCGGACTTCCAGGGGGCCATCGGCGTCAGCGCCGACGGCGTCGAGGGGATCGACATCACCGTCCCCGTCTACCACTTCGCCGAGACGCACTACAAGCCCGATGCGCAGATCACCGGCGCGTACAAGGGCGTGCTGTTCAACCTCACCGGCAAAGTCAACGCCGACGGCTTCCGTGGCTTCGCGCCCGGCGAAGTGCTCTTCCTGGGCGCGAGCGGCGCGAAGCGCGGCAGCGGCAGCGAGGCCGACTGGGAGATCACGTACCGCTTCGCCGCCAGCCCCAACGTCTCGGGCCTCTCGATCGGCCCCATCAACGGCATCAACAAGAAGGGATGGGAGTACCTGTGGGTGCGGTACAGCGACCAGGAGGACACCGCCGCCAAGGCGCTGGTGAAGCGCCCCGTCGCGGCCTACGTCGAGCGCGTGTACGAGAGCGGGAGTTTCGCGGCGCTGCAGTTGGGATGACCCCCACGAGAAGACATGGGTGACGACCTCCGCAAAGTCCGGCCCGGCGATCCGCTCCGCATCCCCGCGCGGGCGTACAACGCCTTCGTCGATGCCGCCCTCGACGCGCGCCGCCGCCAGCAGGACCGCCGCGGCGGCGAACTGTGGGACGGCGGGCGGTCCTTCATCGGCGGGGGCGTCGTCGCCGTGCGCAATGACAGCGGCGCAGACCTGGAGCGCTACAACGCCCTGGCCATCGACGGGCCGCTCTTTCTCCCGGGCGAGGACGGCCCGGAGAAGTCCTTCCAGAATCGCCTGGCCTTCAAGGGCATCAAGCCCAGCGACACGACCCGCCCAGGCTCGTTCGCCATCGCGCGCGAGCCGATCCCACAGGGCGAGGTCGGCCTGTGCGTGGTCCACGGCGTCACACCCGCGCGGGTGCTCGTCGAGGACGAGGAGCACGCCTTCGCCGAGGTCGCGCCCGACGAGACCGTGCTGAAGTCCGCGGGCTCGGGGAGCGCGGCCATCCTGTGGAAGGAAGAAGGCGTCGGCGAGAAATGGGCGCTGGTCGAGGTGGGTCGGCCTCGTGGAGGCCGCATCGTCGCCATTCTCGGCGAAGCCCGCGAGATCGAGGGCGAGCGCTTCCGCTGGCGATACCCGTGGACCGAGGCCGCCATCGACGGCGACCCGGGCAGCGACACCTTCGGTCGGTACATCGCGCTGGAGGAGGGCCTGTCGTCCAAGGGCGCGGGCGGCGAGGAGGACCCGGCGCGCTGGGCGATCAACAGGTTCGAGAGCCACCACAGCGATGTGCCCGACGAGGAACCCGAGGGCACCGACGGCTTCGGCGGACTGCGCTCGCTTTTCGTGCCGGGGCAACTCGAGCCGCTCGACCCCGCGGGCTACTGCCCGCGAAAGGCTGCGGTGCCGATGCTGCGCCCCATCCTCAAGGGCGTCGCGGTCGAGATGTTCGCCGAGCGCGACACGCGTGGCGGGACGGTCTGGGCGTTCCAGGCCCTCAACGGAATGGAACTGGTCGAGTTCGATGTCCCGGTGTGGCTCTATGTCTGACCCCCACGAGCACATCCCTGTCGACCTCGAAGCCCGCCGCGAGCACGAGCGGCGCAAGTACGTCGCGCTCATGCCCACCGGTTACGGCTCGACCAACCACGGGCGCTTCGCGTACCGGCTGGTGCAGGGATGGAAGCCCCGCCCCCCACGGTTCGTCGTGGACTTCGGTTGCGGCCGAAACCTCTTTATACATCACCTCCGGCGGCTCGGGATCGACGGCCTGGGCATCGACTTCGCCTTCCCGGAGGCGGACATCGTGGCGCCCATGCACCGCGTCCCCGTCTCCGCGGGCATTGCCGACGTGGTTACATCGTTCGACGCCCTCGAACACCTGCTCCCCGAGGAGGTGGACGAAGTCCTCGACGAGATGCGCCGGATCGCCGTGCCGGGCGGCGGCTTTGTGTTCTCGATCTGCACGCGCGAGAGCAAGACCAAGGTCAACGGCGAGGGGCTGCACCCGACGGTGCGGCCACTCAAGTGGTGGCTCGACCGGATCGGCCGCGTCGGCACGGTGCGCCAGGGACTGGGTGCGCCCAGGTATATCGCAGGGGTGTTCAACCATGCGTGAGAATGGTGGCGACATCGCGGCATTGCAGGCGGGGCTCAAGCAGCGCAGGCCCGCGCGGTCGGGGGTGCGACTCTACACCGCCGACTTCGACTCCGTCTCGCTGTGCGACTTCTACAAGGGGCGATCGGCGTTCCTGATCCTGTCGGGGCCGTCGCTGGCGGCGCTCGACGTGGCCCAACTCAACCGCCGCGGCATCGTCACGATGGCCGTCAACAACGCCTGGGCCGTGCATCGTCCAACGCTGTGGACGTGCGTGGACGACCCCGGCCGCTTCATAGACACCGGCTGGAAGGACCCGGGCATCCTGAAGATCGTGCCCGTCTCCCACTTCGACAAGCGCCTGCGGGTCCAGAACCCCGACGGCTCATTCCGCGCCAGCGCGTTCAAGGTGCGGCAGATGCCGGGCGTGCTCTTCTACCGCCGCAGCGACCACTTCGACCACAGCCGGTTCCTGAAGAGCGACACCATCAACTGGGGCCAGGACGGCGAGCACACGGACTCGCTGGGGATCAAGGGGAAGCGGAGCGTCATGCTGGCCGCGCTGCACCTGCTCCATTACCTCGGCTTTCGCACGGTCTACCTGCTCGGCTGCGACTTCAAGATGGCCCGCGACCGGCGCTACGCCTTCGACGAGCACCGCAGCAAGGACGCGATCCGCCACAACAACATCCTGTACGAGAGCCTCCAGAAGCGCTTCGAGGCCCTGCGGCCGCACTTC